GCTTGATATGTGTGTTGATACCTTCAACAAAAGATGAAAGGTATGTATCAAGTGCTGATAGTCTCTGTAAGTCCGTAAGAAAGTTCATTGCGTCTGTCATATTCTTTTGTTTAGCTATACCATGTAACATAGCTAGATTAGTTTTGTTTACACTAAATCCATTAGCACTGACCCACTTCGCAGTAGGAGCATTGAACTTTAATCCTGCAATAATCTTATTAGGTACAAATAAATATCCAACTGCATCACAATCACTACATTTTGTAGGTTTAGCAAAGGGTGTACCATCTTTTCTAGTCTTTCTGTAGTAGCCTGTGCCTACACAACTTGAACACTGCTCTGCTCTTGTCTTGTACACAATGTCAGAGTTTTGCCCTATCGCATGTCTGTAGTCAGACTTATCCATGTATGGAGTAAAACTGTTTGCCCACATAGTCTTGTCGTGTGGCTTTCTACTGTATATCACCCAAGACATCTGCTCAGGACTATTAAGATTGATAGGTGTATCTCCCATCAACTCTTTGACTTGTCTGTTTAAACGTATCTCTATATCTGACTTCTCTTTCTCAAACTCACTACGAACTTCATCTAACTTATCCTTATCTACATGAAATCCATTCTGATATATTCTAGCTAGAGTGATTGCAACCTTATTTGTAAGGACAACTGTATCCATCAAACTTGCATACTCTGTGGTATTGAGTTTTCTGTATATGACATCAGATAACTCTTGGGTAGCACGTAAGTCTGCAGACAGATAGTCTGCTAACTCTTGTGGTGGTATCTCATCAATAGGAACTTTGTTAGCAAAGTATTCCTTCATGGTATCTTGCTTTTTAGTATCAAGGTCATATCGAATAGCACATGCCTCAAGCGATAGAGGTTGCTTGTTACCTCTCTGCAATACATACTCTCCAAGCATTGTATCAAAAACAGAACCATTGTACGTAAAGCCACACTCCCACAACCACAGTAAGTCGTGTACAATATTATGTCCTATCAGGATTGTAGCATCATCTAGTAACTTTTGCACTCCACTAAAGTCATCTCTAAACAAATACTCTTCGCCTTTATCTGTCAGACATCCAACCATCACTAACTTATTACTAGCCTCGAATGGGTCGAGATGTAACTTACCATCTCTGTGTGTAACTGTGTTCTCTACATCAAGAGTTAACTTCATGCCTCGTACCTCGCTGTTATATAATCAAGTTCGCAATGAACTGTACCATGCCAACCTGTCAACTTATTCTTGACTACGTTTAAATGTCTCTGTGCATCTTCTTCGTCTTGACCCTCTACTTGTGGATTCTTAGCTATCAATATCATCAAATCAGCCTCGGCAGCTTTACCTGTACGACTGCCTTCCATCATAGCTTGGTTAAGAATAACCTTGCCCTCTGCCTCTGCTGACAACTGCGACATATACAATACAGCACAGTTGTATGTCTTAGCTATCTGCCTTGCGTGTATGGC